CGACAGTCTCTTTTGGGAACCCTGGCATGGATCACTTCTCGTGATGGACTATATGCCACACGTCGGTGTGCGTGAGATTCGTGGATTTCCTTTTCCTGATCTCCGCACAGTAACCTCCGATGTGTTCAAACGCCTCATGTGCTTTTCTCGCCCGGATATTGACAATCCATGTGGCGCAGTGATGACGGCGGAAGGGTATGAGCTAGAACTTACACGAGTTCGTAGGAAACTGGATGAGTGTGGACCAGATTTGAGAGATTCGATCTGGTGTCGAGTTGCAGCAGTACTCGAACCCGGGAAGGTACGTACCGTCACCGCGGGTGAGGCAAGGCCATATTGGGTCAGCCGGTCCTTTCAGAAGGACATCCACACTTATCTCCGTTCGATCCCGCAATTTTCGTTATGCGGTCAGCCATTGGAGAAATGGCATCTTAAGTTCCTTGATCGTCTGTCTGGGCAGCATGGTATGTTTCAAGGACACGACTCGGAGGGTCGTCCTACTGTCTGGGTGTCCGGTGACTACTCAGCAGCGACGGATAAGATTGATGTTCGGCTAACGCGCGCCGCTCATAACATCATGATGAGATCGATGGAGAGGTCGCTCGCCCTTGGTGGCGCTTCAGCGAACTTCATTCGGGAATATGTGTCGACTCTTGATGCTTGCATCGAGCCCCACAATATTGCGTACCCGAAGTCCATGGTCGAGGCTGCCGAGCCCGACACTGCAGGAGAGTTGTCAGGCGATACAGGTTTACGCCCTTGTCGTCAACAGAATGGTCAATTGATGGGAAGTACTCTTTCATTCCCGATCCTCTGTCTTGTCAACTTTTGTGTGGGGTGGCTTGCCCTCTTTCCACACGTGAAGGATTTGAAGTTGGTCCCGATCTTGGTGAACGGTGACGACATCCTTTTTCGCTGTCGCGAGTCTCAGTACGCGACTTGGTGCAATCACATTGAAAATGCGGGTTTTGAGAAGAGCGTTGGCAAGAACTTCGCCCATGTTGATAAGCTTTACATCAACAGTCAACCCTGGATTGCTCGCAAACGTTCCGACTTTGCGATCTCGAAACAGTGCGAGTTCGAGTACCATCCCTTCTTCAATACTGGCCTGCTGCATGGTCAGTCAAAGGTAGCGAAGAAACCTTCTGTGGAGGGTGAGTCTGGTGGTACGTATTAGCCACTCTACTCGCTCCAGCCTGAGGCAGTGCGCGGTGCGCACAATCGCGAGCGTGCGATTCGGCGATTTCACTCGATTCATCGTGAACATCTTCGCCATGCCTCAGCCGACGGATACTTCTCATACCATGCCCCCCGTGAGTTTTATGGGCTTGGAATGCTTCCAAGTGAAAAGTCGGTACTAACTAAGACCCAGCGAATAATTGCGAATGTTC